ACAGATTGGCACATATAGGCCGTTATAATTCCGGCAAAGCCTGATATGGTCCACTCTCCCAGTAATTCGACTATAGAAAACCCGGCACCTAATTTTTTAATTCTGCTAATATAGGATGCTGTGCCGCCCCATATTGCCATTGCTAAAAACCAGGCATAGCCCACGCTGTTTTCAATAATCGCCCGTACTGTATTTTCCGGCATCGCTCTCCCTCGCGTACTAATGTGTTCATGCTACTTTTTGCACGTAATAATCGATATGATGATCACGCCAAGTTGGGATTAATCCTAGTTCTGGCGACAACCAGATCACCGGGTAATTGTGTCGATAAAACAAAATTCCAGGCATTAACGGGACAATATCACCCCGGTGCCGATAGTTAATCTGCCTGAAACGATAGCGTTTTTTAGTTAACTGACATTTGGGGGAAGCAAAGCCCACCCATTCCTCAATTAAAAACCCCGTCGCGTGCAGCTTTACCGCACACATTAACGCCAAAGCGCCGCCTAGCGAATGCCCGGTTAAGATCACCGGTTTATTCCTGTCCAATTCACCGGCTAAAAATTTAGCCGTTTTACGTCCGCCTTTTAAAAATCCAGCGTGACACCATCCAGCATCTTTGTCGTACCAGGGCATTAGGCGCATATCCCTGAGCACATCAATCCAGCCTGATCCACCAAATAAAGACCCAGCTTCGGTGCCGCGAAAAGCCACGATCTGAACATCAGCATAGGTTTGTATGATTAACTCACACTCGCCTATGTTAAAGCCTTTATGGTCGTAGCTATCTCGCGCCAGTTTGGCCAGGTCTTTGTGGGTCATGGTTTAACTTAATACGCCAGGTTGTCCAGTTAATTTAACTGCGATGGTTGCGCCGGTGGTTGCGCCTTTGCTTTCAACTGCCCAGGCACCGTCGGCAACATCACCTGCTGCACCCACTGCCTGATTGTCGTCAACATTGCTGGCTGATGCGTCCCAAAGCACATATTCACCCGCTTCGATGACCGCTGCGTCTGCTTTTGCTACGTCCCAGACGCCTTCAACGCCGACAGCGCCAACAGCGCCTGCCGCAATATCATCAATGGCAACACCGAGAACAGCATCACCGTTAGAACCGATAACCACAATAGCACCGGAAAGTACATCTGAGCCGCCATTGGTCCAATCAACAACGCGCCCCTCTTGTAAATAATTAGTAGCCATTTTTTAAACTCCTGCGTTTTTAGCTAATGTTCTGAAATCCAACGGGCTGGCCGCTGCATCGATGCGTACTTTAAAGTCAACGCCATCTTTTTCCCACCCCTTTGCTGCCTCAAGATAAGGTGTGTCTTGTCCGTCAAGATACGTCACCTCGATAGTGTCATGACTGCCTGCGTTGGCTGAGCCGTACCAGGCATCCGCACTGGCCGTGTCTAATCGTGCATCGGCGACTACACCAAACGTGCCGCGTACGCTATTTGGCGTGGTGTTGTTTTTAGTGCTTGCACCCACTTCAAACTCTGAATCACGCACGACATTGGCCGTGCCTTCCAGCGCCAGCGGTACAATCAGATGGGCCAGACGGATATTTAATGCATGTGCATTATCGCTGGCATCGGTTTGGATGCCCATCGCCACGCGCATCTTATCTACCGATGGCGTGCTGATACCGGCAGCGGTCAACAAATTACTATGATCAGCATGAAATAAAGCAGTGCCATCACTCATGTTAGGATTGCCGGTTAAAATGGCATAAACCAGATCGCCAACGGTGCGGATTGCGGCACGGCCCATGCGTTGCGGAATACGGGTGAAGCCGCTTAAATCATCGTTGATAATTGCTTGACGGGTAATACCGAACATTTTTCCGTAAGTTGCGATTTGTACCGTTTCGCCTCGATCACCAATGGTGCCGTATTTGTATTCGGCCCCTTCAGGAACCTTGCCCAACGATGGGAACGAGTTTAAATCTACACGGCTGATGGGTTTAAAATCAGACGCTTCGCCCGCTGCTGTCCAAATCTGAAAGGTTTCTTCGGCTTCGTCATAGCCTTTTAACATGGATTTTTCGGCCACATTAGCCAGCAATGATGAGAAATCACCTGAACTATGAGTGAACGCATTACCGATCAGCTGCATTTTTGATAAGCCGTTGGTGGCAGCGCCGTTAATTTTTAACGATAATTCTGCCAAAGTTGCTAAACTTTTCCCCCTAAAATTGTTCGAATAATTCTTGTTTTTTTCAGCCTGTGTTAATGTTCCAGCACGGGATGCTAAATACAACGCTACGCCGGTTTTAAACTTGTCTTTTTCGTCCTCGACCACTATGGCATGACTGCCGACTGGACCTGGGGCTTTTTTACCGATCGCAGTTAAGGCCATATCCTGCGCTTTGGCCTTGTCGCAATCAATATCAGCCAGACAGCTTTCCTGCAAGGTAGCTGCTTCTGCATCACCAATAATTGATTTTGCATTAGCAAACACGCCTCTAATTGCTGTCTGACGCTGGTTTTCTGCTGCCACTGCCTGACGCGCGATGGCTTGTGCGTCTAGGGTGGGTTCAGCTGCTTGTGGTGCCGCTGGTTTTGGTTCAGGACTAACCTTTACCGGGTCTTTATCCTCTATCTTTTTTGGCATGGTTTGCCCCTTTTGTTGTGGTAAATGTACTTGCATCCGCTGGGTAAACCCGGAGGGTGCATGTTTATAAGCAGCATCGGCAACGGCTTGCCAATGATGTTCTGGTATTTTGTTTTCTGATTCGTCTAGCTCAATGCCCTCGATAATCTCACCGACTAATCCTGCGGCTAACGCTTCATCGGCTGTAAACCAGGTTTCCTCATTGAGCATGGCTTGAATTTCTTCTGTACTGGCATCCATGACCCGCACGTATTCTTTAATCAGCGCTTTTTCGTGCTTTTCTAATATTTCCGCTTCTTTGGCCATGTCGGACGCATCACCAAAAGCGCCGCCCTGCGCTCGATGGATCATCATCAAGGCATTGTCGGCCATTAATCTTTCGTCACCTGCCTGTGCAATAACGCTGCCCATCGACAGGCCATAGCCTTCAACAATGGTGGTTATTTTTGCTTTATGCTGGCGTAGGGTGTTTAAAATTGTCAGACCATCACCGATAAAACCGCCAACTGAATTAATGTGAACCGTCATGCTTTTTAGGTCGTCGTGTTCTTGTATTTGCTGGATTAACCCTCTCGGGGTGATCTCCCAGCCTATAACGCCATAAATATAAACATCAGCATGGCTTTTGGCCTGGTTGACCTTCATTGCATACCATTGATTTTTTTCTGCTTTTTTAGGCATCTTGTTCCTCGGTTTCTATGGCCTGTACCTCGGTGTCGATCGGAAATACCAGCCCATATTTTTCGGCCTCGCGGTTGTCGCGAGCAATTTGTTTAATTACAGCATTCGGATTGCCGCCGCGTTTCCTGATGATTTGTGAACGTGAAGCAAAACCATTCAGCACCATTTCTGCATCGGCTTTGGCTTCTTTAAGCGGGTCAACCCAGGGGATCGGTGTGCCGGAGCATTCAACGTCATACAATGTTTCTCTATCGACATCGGCAGGCACATCTAAACCGCCTTGCTCGGCCATTTTTACAAACCATTCGTAATCGGGTTCGGCTGATTTTTTAATAAAATAATCTTTTAAAACGGCATAGTTAATTTGCTGCTCGACTAGTTCTTGACGCTGGGCCGCATAGGAGCCGTTATAATCGCGTGATATGGAACTGTACCCGGTGCCAACACCGGCGGCTGTGGCTTTTAACTGACCTGAACGAAAGGCTTCTAGACCGGAATTAGGCCGGGTGGTGTCTATGGGGCCGATCTCTTCACCCGGAAGCATGTCAAAAAATGTCATGCCTTTTTCATAGGTTTGGCGTTCGGCATCACCTTCAGGGTCAAACATATCCGGCGTGCCTTTTTTGATGAAGGCCACCATTTTTGCTGCAATCCGCGCCGCGATCCGTTCAGACTCTTCAAAATCTTTTAAATCATCAAGCCGGTTCATCACCACGGCAAAAACCGACACGCCCCGTGTTTGTTTTAAACGAGTTGCGGCTTTTAAATGGCCGACAAACTGCGCATCAACTTGTTTAAAATCACCGGTGTTGTGATACCAACCGGGATCGCCTGGGTGACTTTTGTGTAAATAGTATTGTGTGGGTTGACCCCAGGAATTCTTTTTGATGCCTTGGCGGATGCCGTTGGCTTCGTCGTTTAATTCAAACGGCACATAGTCAGGCTCAAAGGCGTCGATAGATAATAAAACATCGGTGGGGTGCTTGAGTGTGGGTACGATGCCCGGATAATAAATTTTGAAACACTCGCCATCGCGAAACCAGGTCCGGGCAATTAGGCGCTCCAGTTCTGAGTGGGAATATTCGCGGGTTACGTCTGGGTTTTTCGCCCAGCGGCTGAATTTATCTAGTAATATTTCGTTGAATTCGTCGTGTAGTTCGCCATCCAGGCGCCGTGCTTGCGGCTCGTAGCGGATGCCCTGACCGATAGTGTGATTAACCAATGCATCTAAAACGCCCTTGGCTAAGTCGTGATTTTGTTCTAAGTGGCGGGCAGAAACGCGTAGCGAATCCCCGGCTTTGGCAACAGCGGTGTCTCCACTGCCACGATCTGTGCGGGTTTTTCTGTCGAAACTGGGTTTGCCGGCTTCGTAAAAATTGAGCCGGTCACGCTGAACTGATCGTTTATGGGCAAACGAGGGCGAGAAAAAACTGATGATTTTATCCAGCGGATTCATGCTCATGAGCTTAAATCCGCTGTTTTGTAACGCAGACCACCAATGCGTGAGGCGGTTGAGGTGGATTGCATAACCCGGCTTTCCCAATCTTGTCGGGCAATCCGAACTTGCTCTAAATCTTCAAATTGAATGCTGCGACCATTGAGCGTACGCTGTTTGCCGCTCGCCACGTCGCTTTCAATTTGTAAGTAAAAATCCACCCATTCCTGGGCGGTTCTATCTGCGGGTTCTGCCATGATCGAATCATGGCATGAATGTTACTGAAATTTCGTGCCCATAAAGTTTCAATTTTTTTTATAGTAAGGGGAATAGCAGACACAAGATTAAAGATTAAAAGAGCGAATTGGTTTTAATGGCGAACATGAATAGTGATGTTCTAAAAAAGAAGGCTTAATCTATAAATAAACTCAAGATCATGTTTTTTTATGCTTCCTCCATATCTGTCGCATGTATATAAACTAATATTTGATATATATTCAGATAAAAAGCCGAAAAGCATTGAATATGCAATAATTTTGTCCTCTTTTAACCTTTAGTCTTTCGCCTTGCTCCTGCTCTTAATCACAAACTCGCAATTACGTTATAAATCTGCCTCTGTGTTAAATCGAAATCCAACGCCAACTGACTAACCGTTCGCCCTCGCTTCCAGCCATCAATAATTCTTGTTTTGCGGATTTTCTGAGCAGTATTAATATAAAGCCTTTGCCCGCCGTAAGCCGATGATATTTTAAAAATAAAATCGTCCCGCTGCTGCTTTGCTAAATCTTGATCAACACCGGATTCAATCTGGAGCTGAACTACCAGGGTACCAATAAATGAAATAATACCCTCTTCTCTATCTACCATTTTGCATAGACCTCGCTGAATCCTGATTTTTTTGCCTTGGATTTGGAAGCCGGTACCGGCACCATTGCCGTCACGGCTTTTTCCTGCTGCTCTTGTTTGTGCAACAATTCATCCCATTTTTTATTGGTGTAATGTTGTAGGCGTAATTCTTGATGATGGGCAGCGGCATAAGCATATACCCAGCAATCAAGCGGCTCGTTCCTTGCCCCGCGCCGGTTTATAAATCGGTTTTTCCGGGGATCAAACGTTTCTGAAGTCAGCCCGGCAAAAAAGCTGGTGTCAAATTCATCTGAAAAATGCAGTTGCCGTTGATCACGCTCTTTGTCGCCATCGGTAGACAATCTGCCATAAAATAAATGCTTGATCGCTACCGTGCCGACATGCTGAATATGCACGCCGCGCCGGTCTAGTCGTCCACGCCAGTTAACATCTTGCGCTTTGGCCCGTGAAAGCACCGGTGCATTATTGGGAACCGCACCGAATATCACCATAGGGCGCCTAATCATCCCGATACGGACATAATTTTTAACCGCTTCGGTTCTATGTCCGCCTGCATCAATCGCGGTAGCCATTACCCGCAAAGAGCCGCCGGTTTCCAGTTCAATCGGTTTATTGAGTAATTCGGTTAATGATACCCAGACTGCATCATCGGCAGGATCACCCATGAGTTCTATGTAATCGAGTGACCAGGCGGTCAGGCCTTTACCCCAGCCGACGATATGCACGGCTAATCTATTATCCTGAGTATCCACCCCGGCAGTTATAGCACAGACGCCACGCGGGGCTAATCTGATTTTATAGGGTTCGGCCCGGTCGGCAATGATGTTGAATTTAACCGCCCGCATAACGGGATCTTCCCAGGCTTCGGCCAGGCGGTCATTGATGAATGTTTTTAAACGGGGTTGATCATTTTGCGCTTCCAACCATAAACTGACCAACTCTTCCCAGCGTGGACCCAGGCCGATCTGATAATAAAGCCCGTTGATGTGATAACCCCGCATTTTTGCAGTGGGGTTTTCGGCTATCCAGCGCCCGCTGATAATCTGGTTTTTCCATTCAATCTCGGTGCCGAGTGTGCCGCAATCTTTACACACATAACGCGGGTTTTTACCTTCAGCGCCCCATTGCAAACCAGCCCATTCTAAATGCTGCTCATAACGGCAATGCGGACAGCGCAAATAAAACCGCCGCTTATCGCTTTTCTCGTACATCGATTCTGTACGCGACACGCCTTTGATTTGCGGCGTGGATATAAACAGGCGCTTGTAGGTGGACGGAAATGCAGAGGTTCTGCCTAGCAACATATCTACCGGGTCATCACCCGAGGTCATATTAGCCGCGAATTCGTCTAGCTCATCGACTATCAATGTCCTAACACTGGTTGATTTTAAACGCGATGGACTACCGGCATGTTCTAAGTAAAGCTGGCCGCCAAGATAATCCTTAAATGTGCGGGTGTTGGCTGCTTCTCGGCTTTTTATGCTGGTTAAGGTGTTTTTAACGGACTCGGTTTCCTCTAGCATTGG